CATTTCGCTTTGTACTAAACAGGGGAAAAAACCCGCTTTCCGATTAAATACAATAAGTGATATCCCTTGGGAAAGATACGGTATCCCGCAAAATTTCCCGCAAGCTTATTTTTTTGACTATACCAAGAGCGCCCAAAGGCTGCACAATTTGCCGCCAAATTACGATATGATTTTTTCATATTCCCAAGAGCCAAAATATCAAAAGCAAGTTAAACGGGCTTTGTTAACCGACAGGCCCGTTGCTGTAGTCTTTCGGGGCTTTGTTCCTGTCGGTTCTTATTTCTTGGGGCGGGAAATTGTAGACGGTGATTTGTCCGATATCGCAAACCAAAAACAACGGGGCAAAATTATCGGGCTAAAGCTTAAAGGCAATGAAGCCAAGAAAAGCAAAAGCTTGTTTATTGTAGAGCCAAGCCAATCAAGCCCCGCCCCTTATGCAATCGCTGCAGAATAGGGGGGCTGAGATATCAAAGTATTATACACCGCTTTAGGCTTCATTGTGTTTTGGTTATGGGCTTTAGATCTTTTATTTTGAAAGATTAATAAAGGGGCTTTACTAAATTGTGAAATTGAAATAACAAGGGGCAGGGCATAAGCTTTGCCCCTTAACTTTTAGACAAAAGGAACCGACCAAAATGAAATATAATATTAAAGAATTGCGCTTTTTAGCGTCTACCATAGGCGCAAAGATTGGAACCGAAAGAAACCAAAACGGTTGGGGTTATTGGTTACTTGATCAAGACGGTGAAAGCTTTTTTGAAGACGGTTCTTTTTACACCGACAAAAGCGAAATGGCTGCAGATATCAAAAAGCATTATGCAGAAAGCCCCCCAAACCCAAAGCTTTTAAACATCATGGGGGCAGATATCTTTTAAGATTTTAGCCTTTAGCCCCTGCAAATTGCGGGGGCCTTGGGCTGCAATCTTGCAGCAATAAACCTAAAAAAAGGAACCGACCAAAATGCCATATGATTTAATGATCACTGACAAAACCCCCCGCACAATTCTTTCGCAAGCGGATCTTTTTGATAAATGCCCTGCAGCATTTACGCCAAGCCCTGCCCCTAAAACGTCAAAAAATTATGACTTTGTCGACACAATGCAGGCGGTTGAAATACTTCAAGACCATGGCTTCAAGCCCGTTTATGCAGCGCAAAGACCCTCACGCAAAAGCGCAAATATTCCTTTTGCATCGCATTTAATCGCCTTTGCTCAAGATCTTGAAGACAAGCAACACCGCCCCGAAATATTACTCTGGAATAGCCATGATGCAAGCCAAAGCTTGCGCTTGCTGTCGGGCTTGTATCGGTTCGCATGTGATAATGGGATTGTTTGCGGTGAAGGGCTTCAAGCAAAATTGCGGCATGACGGGGGGCAAACGGCAGGCTTTGAAAAGCTTGTTAAAGAGCAAGCCCAAAATATGCCCCTTGCAATGGCGCATGCGGATTTAATGAAGGCTACAAAGCTAGATATCAAGCAACAGCAAGATCTTGCAAGGCAGGCCTTAGATTTACGGTGGCAGAATGTAGATCAAGATGAAAGCCTTGGGGCCTTTTGGGATAGCGTTACTATGATACACGCCAATCATCCAAAGCGCATAGAAGACGCAAGCCAAGATCTTTGGACGGTTTATAACAGGCTGCAGGAAAGTATTTTGGGGGCAGGCCTGCCGATCATATCCCGAAACGCAAAAGGCATAAAAACAAGATCTGCAAGAGCGGTGACAGGCCTGAAAGAAATTGTGAGATTGAACCAAGGCCTTTGGGATATCGCAGAACAGGCTGCAGCGTGATGCGGGGTTTTATATCTGATCTTATCGGGGGGCTTTGCTTGTTTGGTATTTTGATCATGCTGCAATTTGCCCCGTTTCTTTTCAATTAGTCTTTAGCCTTTAGCCCCTGCCTTTGTGCGGGGGCCTTGGGCTGCAGATTATGCAGCTTTATCTAGCAAAAGGAACCGACCAAAATGACATTTACTACAGAAAAAATCCGATCAATTCGCAGCGAAATAAACGCCTTGCTTCAAGGCCTGCCGCAATTTGAAGGCTTAGAAATAAATGCGGGGCATTGCAGTTTTAATCAAGACACCGCAACGATCAAGCTTGAAGTAAAAGTGAAGGGGGCCAAAAGCCAAAGCGAAAGGGATCTTGCGCTTTATGCGGATCACTATGGCTTAGACATTTCAAAGATTGGCAATGATCAAGGCAAAAGCTTTTCGCTTATTGGCTATAATTCAAAAGCCCGAAAATATCCCTTTGAAATGCAAGATCTTGCAACAGGTAAAACCTATAGATCAAATCTTGATCTTGCATTGCGTCTTTTCGCAAAGGTGGTGCAAAATGCGTGATCTTGTCTTATCGCTTTATGATTTTACAGGGGTTGCGCTGCAGCCTTGGGTAAATGCAGGTTATGGGGGCATTGCCTTTGATATACAGCACGAAGGCGCATCTTGTGAACATTATCAAAACGGGGGCTTTATGGTTAAAGCAGAGCTTGATCTTTATAGCCCCGAAACAATGCAAGATATTGCTGCAGAATATGCGGGGCGGGTTGCTTTAGTTTTAGGCTTCCCGCCTTGCACCGATCTTGCAGTTATCGGGGCGGCGCATTTCGCAAAGAAAAGGGCAAAAGATGCAAGCTTTCAAGATAAGGCTGCAGGGCATTGTTCAGCCATTGCAGATCTTGCGGCAAAGCTTGATTGCCCTTTTATGATAGAAAACCCCGTAAGCGTATTATCGACGTTATGGCGCAAGCCCGATCATACTTTCCATCCGTATCAATTTGGGGGCTATATTCAAGATCAAGACGCAATCCATCCGCAATGGCCTAATCATATCCCGCCCCGTGATGCATATAGCAAAAAGACATGTTTATGGACAGGGGGCGGTTTTGTTATGCCTGCCCCGTTGCCTGTAAATTGCGAAAGCTTTGGGGCTTCAAGACAGCATAGAAAGTTAGGGGGCAAAAGCTTGAAGACGAAGAATATTAGAAGCGCAACGCCTAGGGGCTTTGCCCAAGCGGTGTTTGAAGCTAATGAACCGACAGCAAGAAAGCTTGTCTTTGGAAACGAAAAGCGGATTGCAAAAGCCTTCCAACAGGCTGCAGAATAAACCCCAAGCCAAAACCAAAAGATTGAAGCCCTGCTATTAGTTTAGCGGGGCTTTTGCTTTGGGGCATAATAAAGGGCGGCAATAAGGGGCGATATAAAGCCCATAGAGAAGGCAAAGCCTAGCCGGGCTAGGATAACAGCGAAAACCAGGTTAGGGCTATTCAGCGGGGCTTATATTGGCTGTAAGAGCATAGACGAAAAGACAGGGCCAAAAGACAGGGCAATAATGATGCACCTAAAGAACCCCCGCCCCGCCTTTATAAACCCGTCACCGTGCAACCCCCTGCAGAATTCCAAAGCTTTTGCGCTGCAAGCTTTTGCTTTTCTTTCTTTTAAATACTTTTTGCCGATACTTTTTGCCCCAAAGCCTTTGTTTTATTGGCTTTTTTTGCTCTTGGCCCCATAACTAAAGAGTTTAAGCCCCATAAATCACCATAAATTACGCAATAAAATCAATAGTTTAACTAAATCTTGCGTCATAGCAGACGGGGGCGAGCGCCGATGGGGGGTATCCCGGTATCGTGCACCAATCCTACCTATTTTTGGGATTTCATGCTTGTAAATCGCCCCGATAATAGGCCTTGTGCAGGATTTTCGTTCTGTTTTCGTCAACATAATATCATAAATTCAGGAATTTGTTCCTGTATTATGTAAAATTCTATTGACTCAGTTGTGCCACCTAGTTATATATCAATCACAGGCTGTATTGCGGGCTGTTATTAACTGAGAGTATATTATGAGTGAGTTTGGCTCTGATATTACGCTGGATATTCCGATTCATGTAGATCACGACTTTGATATAGATGCTGATGGTGTCTGTTATCTTGCTACGTTTATCTATGTGGGTGATGGTGATGAGGCTACTGAGACTAAGGTAGATCTTGAAGGCGTTACTGAAGAATTGAGTGAGTTTTATGGTGACATTAACGGTTACCAGAAGCTGTATAGTATTGCCCATGAGTTTACCCGGTTAGCTGAGAGGCTACGGGCTACGGCAGGGCGCATAGAGGACAGCACTGACGCTGTAGATGATCTCTTCAATATAGATTAATGGGGTTAGACTGTTGGCCTGTTAAGAGGCAGGTTATTAATCCTGGTTTAAGGCCTCCCTGGGGTTATTCTGTGGGGGATAATTTGGATATGTATTATAGAATTGATGACAGCATATCTGTTATCGAAGCTGCTTTTGATCAAGTGGATGATAGCAAGCAGTTTAGTTCGCTCCGTTCCTTGGCTAGAAAGGTTTCTAGTGAAAGCGGCATCTATATCTCTCACCAAGGATTTAAGAACTTATACGAAAAGTACCGAAATACTTACCATAGTAAATATTATGGAAGGCTAGATACTATTACAGATAAGTTACATGGGCATATATCTGATCTTGTAGTTTCTATGAGGAAGAACGATCTCAGTAGGTTTTTGAACAAACATGATATTACTTATAACCAATTTAAGTACTGGTTAAAGGTGGTTCCTCTAGGTGAGTTTTTAAGATGGAGAGTTAACCAATATGGTTTAAAAAGATGTGTGCTTTGTGAAGAGAGTAAGCCTAAGAACCAGTTTCATTTCGTAAACTCTAAAACGGGTAAGCGACGTTCTAGATGCAAGAGTTGTTGTAAAAGATCAGACGGTATACTTAACGAGCTAAAGCGTGATAATCCTTTACCTGAAAATCATTGTTGTACTATTTGCGGGATAGACGAAGAGGGTTTATCGAAGCGATATAACCGAAAGGTAACATTTCATCTGGATCATTGCCATGCTACTGACAAGTTTAGAAGCTATTTATGTCCTACTTGTAACTCAGGGTTAGGGCATTTTAAGGATGATCCTACCATAATGCAGAAAGCTATCTTGTACTTACAGGAGCATAGCGGACATTACTAAATAACAAAACTCCCCTTAGTAGAGTGGTGCTATAATATATTCAGCAACACAAACATAGGAGAGTTGATATGGATTATGTGTTTAACAGCTTGAACGGATTCTGGAAGTCTATCCAGAAGAACCAGCAAAGACGTGCTGATTATTGGATCTTACAGAATATGTCTGACAAACAGTTAAAGGATATGGGCATCTCTAGAGGTGAGATTTATAGCCGTATTTATGACTAGCTAGTAGTATTAACCCCCGGCTTACAAGTAAATTATACACTATTTGTCAGAAAAGTCAATCCTAATAATGCCACTCAATTAAGTGGTTGACCTAATCATGGCCCTGATGTTATAATAAAAGATGTCAGGGCAGAAATGGCCCTATGATAAATCTCGTATACATTCGTGCAGCTATTCGTGAACGTACAGGCAAGGAGCTATCTCTGGAAGCTGTGCGTGACCTTCTTTTAGAGGAAGGCTTGATTACAAAGGCGCAGGCGCAGGACAGAGATCTTATCTTTAGAGGTTATGCGGAATATTTCGAGACAGAGGAAGCCGCAACCGTAGTGGAAGATCCTAATCCATTTATTATCAGGGAAATTGAACATGAAGATGACTAAAGCAAAGTGTGGTGCGTCTAATCCTCCTGCGGGTAAGTCTGCCAAAGTTAAGATGATGGGCGGTGGCATGGCTATGAAAAAGAAACCTAGCTACGGCTATGGTGGCATGGCCCATAAGAAGAAAAAATAATGTGGATTGCAGTTGTCCTGATCTGCGCTTCTCCGATGGATGTTAGAACTTGTGATGTATTGGTTCGAACAGACCAAGGGTTTTTCAGTCAGGCTGCTTGCAAGGCTCAAGTTGAAGAAGACGTAAAAAATATCAAAAACGGGAGAAACTTTTACGCCCGTTACCAGTGCTATCAGATGCAGGGCACAACTTAACCTACATTCAGCTAATTCTTCGGGGGGAAGAGTATGATAGCCGAAACGCTTGCCATTGTGTCGGCGGCGAATGCCGCTGTAGGCCAGATCAAAACATTAATAGGAACTGGCTCTGATATCACGTCGATGGGTAAGCAGCTTAGTGCCCTGCTTACTGCCGAAGAGACATTAAAGGCAGAAGGTGAGTCTAAGAAGAAATCCCTTCTGTCTATGGCACTAGGACGCAGCGAAGATAGTTTTGATGAATTTATGGAGCTTGAGCGCATTCGTGAGGCTAAAAAGGAAATCGAGTCGGCGATGCGCTTGTTTGGCAGACCAGGCCTATATGATGATTGGGTTAAATGGCAGGCCCAAGAGCGTGTTCGTAAGAAGCAGGAAGCTGAAGAGCGGGCTAAGGCTAGAGCTTTTATCGCTAATATTATTCAGTGGGGTCTTGCCCTCCTAGTGGTTTTTGGTTCGGCTATCGGCCTGCTCTGGTGGACTTGGGTGAATTATGGGTGAGACATTAATCAGCCACTTTCCTCTGCCTAGTATGCCGTTTCAGACGCATGTGAATGTGATCTTTGAGAGCGGCACCGGGGAACAGGTAGAGAAGAAAGCTAGGGCTGGCGAAGCGGGTTCTGTTGAGCCGATAGATGAAAATACACCTGTCGAGAACCTAAAGCTGGTTGATCAGAGATATGCGTATAACCCTGATCCCAGCAAGCTTCGTACCCCGGACGGGCAAATCGTAGATTTCGTGGTGGCGTGATGGCGAAGATCGATAAGTCGAAGATGAAATGCAACAAGCCCCGCCGCACACCAGACGGGCCTAAGAAGTTTGTTGTTAAGGCGTGTGAGGGCGGCACAGAGAAGATCATTCGCTACGGCGACCCAAAGATGACTATCAAGAAGAGCAACCCTAAACGCCGTAAATCCTTTCGTGCCAGACACAAGTGCAGCACGGCTAAATCTAAACTGACCGCTCGTTACTGGTCTTGTAAGAATTGGTGATCCTATGTCCTTAGTAAAAAACATGAATAAGCGTAAGAAGGATGGTACTTCACGCTCTAAAAAGAACAGCACAGTTAGTGATAAAGCCTATAAGGACATGCAAGCTGGCTGGCCTAAAAAGAAGGCCAAGAAATGACCATAGAAGAACGCCAGCATTTGGATATGGCAACATATCAGAAGAACCGTAGACATATGTGTTGGGCCGCATTTGCGATGATGCTGGCCTGCACGTTAGCTACATTAATTGATCCTACTCGCATGGAAGCGGCTGAATCAATTCTCATGGCTCAATACCTAGCCCTGTCTGGATTAGTAGCCACTTACTTTGCGGTGGGGTCGAAAGAAAAATGAGTGATGAACGCCTAACTCGTATTGAGGATAAGTTAGATAAACTGTCTAATGCAGTCGTGACTTTAGCTCGGATGGAAGAGCGAATGATCACCCTCTTTAAGCGCATGGATCATTATGACGATGAGCAGAAGCTTATATGGGAGCGTGTGCGTGAACTAACAGAAGTCAGTACGTCCAGAGGCCATACGTTGAAATTCCTAGAGCGGGTTTGGTGGATTGTACTCACGGCAGCGGTAGCCTCTGCATTTGTGTATATGAGGTCTTGGTAATGGAAGTAGAGAAAAATTATACCGAAAAACAGTTAACCTTTCTCGATGCCCTGATGGGTGAAGCAGGGGGAAACATCCGCAAAGCTATGGATATAGCGGGTTATTCTAAGACCACGAAAAGTGGCGAAGTGGTTAAGAACTTACGGGAAGAAATAATTGAACGTGCAAGCCTTATGCTGGCTATGAATGCACCTAAAGCTGCCTTTGGTATTGTTGGGGTTCTAGATGATCCTAGTGCTATGGGCGCAAGAAATTCGATCTCTGCAGCCCGTGAAATACTAGACCGCACAGGTTTAGTTAAGAAGGAACAGGTAGAGGTCACCAGCCAAGGCGGCGGTGTGTTTATTCTACCTCCGAAAACTGAAGATGCCGTGGGAGAATAAAGCTAGGCCCAACAGAACAGCTAGAATACCGTTTGGCTATGTGGCTGATGAAGATAATCCTCTACTGATATTTCCTGATGAGAGGATTGTTGCTCTAGTTGAAGAGGCACTGGACTATCTTGAGAACGGGTTTGCTACCAGAAAAGTAGCAGAATGGCTTTCTGAAAAGGCAGGCAGAAAGATTTCTCATCAAGGTGTAATTATCCTTTGGAGAAAGCATCGTCCTGATAGCAAAAGAATAGCTGCTCTGGATAAAGCTAATAAAAAGCGAAAGCCAAAGACTGCTAAGGATAAAAAGATTGCTGCAGTTAAGCGCAAAAGATCAGACGCTAAACGTGTAGCAACTTTAATGACTAAGAAACTGGCTGAACATGAAGACAAGCCAGAAACACCAAGTAATAATCTAGATTTTGGAAGCGTTGAAGAGCAGGCAAAGAAACAGGAAGTTATATTCGCCCCAAACCCTGGGCCACAAACCGATTTCTTGGCAGCGCCAGAGAGAGAAGTCTTGTTCGGGGGGGCGGCAGGCGGTGGCAAAAGCTACAGTTTACTCGCAGATCCCATGCGCTATTTTTCAAATCCTGCATTCAGTGGACTCATCCTTCGCCGCACAAACGACGAACTGCGTGAATTGGTTTTCAAGTCACAGGAACTCTACCCGAAAGCGTACCCAGGAGCGAAATGGCAGGAGAAGAAAAGCCAATGGACTTTCCCGTCAGGTGCAAGATTATGGATGACATATCTTGAGCGTGACGAAGATGTTATGCGTTACCAAGGTCAGTCATTTTCTTACATTGGTGTAGACGAACTGACTCAGTATTCTAGCCCCTACAGCTTCAATTATTTACGCTCACGGCTTCGTACTACAGATCCTGACCTACCTATCTTTATGCGGGCAACTACTAACCCTGGCGGGCCAGGACATCAGTGGGTCAAGAAGATGTTTATTGATCCTGCACCTCCGAATAAAAAGTTTGTGGCAAAGGATTTGGACACAGGAAAGGATCTTGTGTACCCAGATACCCACGAAAAAGCTGGTGAGCCGTTATTTTACCGTAAGTTTATTCCTGCAAGCTTATACGACAATCCTTATCTAGCTGAAGACGGGGTATATGAAGCTAACCTTTTATCTTTGCCAGAGAACCAACGGCGGCAGTTATTAGAAGGCGATTGGGCAGTTGCTGATGGCGCTGCGTTTCCTGAGTTTAAGCAGTCCATCCATGTAATTGAGCCTTTTGAAATACCTGATGATTGGGTGCGATTTAGGTCATGTGATTATGGGTATAGTTCGTGGAGTGCAGTACATTGGTACGCAATAGATCCAAGCTACGAGACATTAATTGTTTATAGAGAACTATACCTATCCAAGCATACTGGCAAAGATTTAGCCCATGCGGTTATGGAAGCTGAATTAGGGGATCGCATTCAGTATGGTGTTTTGGATTCAAGCTGTTGGCATAATCGTGGACAATTAGGGCCATCTATAGCTGAAGAAATGATTAGCTTGGGATGTAGGTGGCGTCCTAGTGATCGAACCGCTGGCGCACGGGTAGCAGGTAAGAACCAGTTACATCAACGCATGAAGGTAGACGATATTACAGAACAACCTGGAATTGTATTCTTTAATACGTGCAGGCAGATTATCGCAGATCTACCAAGCATACCTTCCTGCCCTAAAGGGTCTGATGACATCGATCAGAGATTTTCGTCTGACCATACATACGATTCTATCAGGTACGGGGTGATGAGTAGGCCCAGAGCCTTTTCACCTTTCGACATGGGTAAGGGTGTTCCCACTCAGAGCTACAGACCCGCAGATTTAGCATTTGGATATTAATATGGCATTAATGGATAAACCTACTGATCCAAACCCAGAAGAAGCAACGGAAACAGATCGTGTTATTGCTCTGGAAGAAGACGGTAATGTTGAAGAAGAGAACACAGAATATTCAAGTCTAGTTTCTTTTGTTGATGGTCAATTTAGACGGGCTAAAACTCACAGGCAAACTGATGAAGATCGTTGGCTGTCTGCGTATAGAAATTACCGTGGAATTTATAGCTCAGACGTTCAATTTACGGACAGTGAAAAGTCACAGGCATTTATTAAAGTAACTAAAACAAAAGTTCTGGCAGCGTATGCCCAGATGATTGATGTGCTGTTTGCGGGTGGTAAATTCCCCATTGGTGTAGAAGCACGTAATAACCCTAATAATGTTGCCGGTGCAGTTAATTATAATCCTAACGCCCTGACAGATGAAAAAGTTAAAGAGAAGACAAACGTAGAATATGAGGTTCCACGTAATATTTCCCGTCCTGATATTGCAAAGCAGCTAGGTCTTTATAGGGAAAAGCTAGAGCCGATTAAGGATGACTTAGAGCTAGGCGCAGGAACAGTGCCTGGATCTATTACCTTTGAGCCTGCAAAACGTGCGGCACAAAATCTTGAGAAGAAAATGCATGACCAGTTGGAGTCTTCTCAAGCTAGTAAGCATTTACGCTCAATGGCGTTTGAGTGTGCTTTGTTTGGACAGGGTATTATTAAAGGGCCGTTTGCTGCAGATAAAGAATACCCTCGTTGGGATGAAGAGGGTAATTATGAACCGATTTATGAGACAGTACCTAAAGTAGAATATACGTCTGTTTGGGATTTCTACCCTGATCCAGATTCTAGGAATATTGGCGAAGCTGAGTATACCGTACAGCGACATAGATTAAGCAAAACGCAAATGCGGGCACTAAAGAAGCGTCCATATTTTAGGGATGAAAGTATTGAACTGGCTTTGGGATATGGCCCTTCTTATGTTCGTGAATACTGGGAAGAAGCACTAGAAGACAGTGCAGGTAGTGAGCAAATCGACAGGTATGAGGTATTAGAGTACTGGGGTATTATCGATCAAGAACTCGCAGAGGAAGCAGAGTTAGATATACCAAAAGAATATGAAGATAATGATCAAATACAGATTAATGCGTGGATCTGTAATGGTCAGATAATTCGTCTTGTTTTAAACCCATTTACCCCTAACCGTATTCCTTATCATTCTGTTCCATATGAGCATAACCCATATTCTTTCTTTGGTATCGGTGTCGCTGAGAATATGGAAGACACACAGTTGCTAATGAATGGCTTCTACCGGCTCGGAATCGATAATGCGGCGCTTTCTTAGAATACTGGGGTATTATTGACCAAGAACTCGCAGAGGAAGCAGAGTTAGATATACCAAAAGAATATGAAGATAATGATCAAATACAGATTAATGCGTGGATCTGTAATGGTCAGATAATTCGTCTTGTTTTGAACCCATTTACCCCTAACCGTATTCCTTATCACTCTGTTCCATATGAGCATAACCCATATTCTTTCTTCGGCATAGGTGTCGCTGAAAATATGGAAGATACACAACTGCTAATGAATGGCTTCTACCGGCTCGGAATCGATAATGCGGCGCTTTCTGGTAATCTGTTAATCGAAGTCGATGAAACAAATTTGGTGCCGGGGCAAGACTTAACAGTATACCCTGGTAAAGTGTTTCGCAGGCAAGGGGGCCAAGTAGGTACTGCCATCCACGGCACTAAGTTTCCGAATGTTTCTAATGAATTAATGATGATGTACGACAAGGCTAGGCAGTTAGCCGATGAGGCTACAGGCATCCCTAGCTATAGTCACGGCGGTACTGGTATTACAGGTGTAGGCCGTACTGCTAGTGGTATGAGCATGTTGATGGGAGCGGCCCAAGCTAACATTAAAGCAGTAGTCAGAAACATAGATGATTACTTGTTGGCTCCACTAGGAAAAGCTCTGTTTAGTTTTAATATGCAGTTCCTGTTTGATAAGGAATTTGTAGGGGATCTGGACGTAATCGCTAAAGGCACAGAAAGCCTGATGCGTAACGAAATCCGTAGTCAACGCTTACTTCAATTTATGCAGATGACTCAAAATCCACAGATGGCTCCGTTTGTTAAATACGACTACGTCTTGCGTGAACTAGCAGCCAGCATGGACTTGGATGAAGACAAGATCCTGAACGATCAAAGAGAGGCTGTAATACAAGCTAAAATGATGGCTGAAATACAGGCAATGATGCCTCAACAGCCACAGCAACAGCAAGAGGGTGGGCCACCTAACCCTTCAGATCCAACGGGCACAGGCGGCGGTAATATAGCACCAGGAGCAGCCCCAGAGCCAGGAGCAGAAGGCTTCACAGGTGCTGGCGGCGGCGACAACGGCGGCAATACACAACCTGCCCCTAGCCAAGAACCGCAAGGCCTTGTGCAATAATGGATAAACAGTTTTGTAAGTCTATGCTCCTGTTGGTGAACACTCCCACCTATATGGATTTGTTGCATGAGTATGTTTCTGTTCGTATTGCAGGGTTTCACCAGCAACTGGAAAATACGAAAGATCCTCACCGTGTCTTAGAAATACAGGGCGCTATCGCTGAACTCCGTAGGTTTAAAACCCTTCGGGATGAAATGATTAAGGGAGCAGAGTAGTGCCAGATAAAGAGTACAATCAGGAAGAACAGGAATATCTGATTCACCGCCAAGAATTAAAGTATTTGATGGATAAATATCCCGAAGATTTTAAGGATTGGAATGATGAAGAAGAACCATATTCTTTTTTTGATGTACTGAAAGATACTGCAAAAATGGGCGGTATGGCGGGTATTATCGGCTTAGAAAAGATAGGGGTAAATACTGGCCCCATTATCCAAAAAGCAAGAAAATATTTTAATGAGGGCGGGATTGTAGAAGAAGAATCTTTCTGGGATAAGTTTAATCCCCTCACAGGATCTTATCGTAAGGAAACTCCTATAAGTGTTAAGGCGGCTGAAGTTGTCGCTGAGAACGCACCGATTACAGGATCTGCCTATACTGCAGCCGATATATCTGATGAATTAGATAAAGAAGACCCTAGCAAATTAAAGATTGCAGGTCTTATGGGGGCAGAGGTATTAGGAGCGGTTCCTTTTGTAGGTGACGCAGCACAAAGCCTTATAAGAAAGGGTTTAAAAGCCAAGGGATACGGGGAAGCCTCAGATGAAACTGTTGGGCTTATGCGTGAAAAATATCCAAACATGGAAGCCCGTGAGGAAATATATCGTATTGCCGAAAGACCTGATCCAAAGACAGGTGAAACGGATATAAAAGTAGGCCCAGAGCAAGAACTTGAAGAAGTACCAACTTACCCAGAAGCACCTGAAAGAAGTTCAGTTTTTATAGATCCTAGTAGAGCAAGGGTTGAATATGACGGTGAATATAGAAATACCGTTATCCCTACTAAAGGTGCTTTATATATTGAGGATATAGTAGAACAGAGTGACGGCGTTTTATATCGTGGAATGAGTGCAGAAGAGTATAGAGGCGCACTTGAGCAAGGATATATTAAGTCTAAAGGGGATTATAATATTGGGGATGAGCAAGAAGGTTTAACTTTTTTTTCTACTCGCCCTAGTCAAGCGGAATCATACGCAAATAATTACACACCAGAAGGATTTAAGGCTACGCCTGATCGCCCTGCATATGTAGTGGCTATAAAAAAACCTAATAAAATAGATTACGTTACTGGCGATACCGAAATAGGGTTAAAAGGGGAAATACCTACAAGTGCCATTGTAGATGTTTTTGAAGGAAAGCCGTACCAGTTTAAATCTGACGTGGTAGTACAAACAGACTTTGGAAATACAAAAAACGTATATGGATCTCCAGATACGGCTCTTGTTACATGGGAACGAATAGATAATGCATCCTCTTCTATTTCAGTAGGTAAAACTTCGGATATGAGTGTCCTTGTTAAGGATGCGCCTACTAATGCCATAGATGATATAGGTTTAACGGAAGAAGCCCGTGAGGAATGGCGCAAGGTAAATAAAGTAAATCAGAAACAAACTAGAGTTCCGCAAGTTCAACAGGCTGCAAAAGGCCTGATGGAAAAAGAAATTACTTCTGCGGAGTACCGTGAGTTAGTAGAAGGCTTTCAGCCCATTTCTTTACTAGAAGAAGTTCCCACGCTGCCTACAGTAGAGGATATAGCTTCTGCCCTTAATTCAGACAAAGTTAGAAAAGGTATTGTTGGGGTAAATAAGGGGATTGAGGACGGAACGTATGTAGCATCTCGTTTGGATATTCCAGCCTACGAACAATATGACACTTGGGTAGTATCTGTTCACGATGGTGCAGGCGGTAAACTAAATGGAGAATCCGTTGGGTATGCCCAGACTGCGGTATTAAAAGACGTTACTTTTAATTCAGTTCCAAAAGCTGCAGCTAATATTGCATCGGGTAAAAATAAAACAACAATAGCTCGTATATTCGGTAATTGGGAAAACCAAGACCCACAAGAAGTGTACGCTCGTGCTGTTTCTTTAATGGACGATCCTGAATGGACGCAGGTTGGGATGAACCCGTTCCGACATTCGTATTTTTACGACAAGGTTACAGGTGAACCTGTGGTTGCTGCTACAGAGGTAATACAGGTTGGGCCACTTGTTTTGGCTAAGAACGTCACAAAAGCCTCTCCAGATGACCCTAAATTTAGAATTAGTGCTAAAGATGAAAACTCCCCGACATTTGCGCTGGGCGGTCTTGCAACAGCCCGCAAGGGAATTACCACAGAGGAAGGTAAAGAAATGGCAGATAAACGGTTTCAGCTAGATGAAAAAAAAGCTGATCTTAATAATGATGACAAACTGTCTGATTACGAAAAACAGCGTGGAGAGACAGTCCAGAAAGCCATGAAAATGTACCACGGTGGTATGCCATGTGGATGCGAAGGTGGTGATGACTGTGATTGCGGCGGTGGCATGATGTCTGACCCCGTATCAGGTAACCCTATTCCCATTGGTTCAAGCGCAGAGAATGTACGGGATGATATCGAAGCGATGATTAGCGAGGGTGAATATGTTCTCCCTGCTAATGTCGTTAAATGGCACGGCCTTAAACATATTATGGACATGCAGTCAGAGGCCGAAATGGGCCTCATGGGAATGTATGATATGGGCCTTATACAGTATGCAGGAGAGGAAGCCGAAGAACCTGAAGAGGAATCTGAAGCTGAAGAAGACGTTCCTTCAGAGGACGTTGAAGTAGAGGTCGCTACCGTAGAGGTAGATGACATGCTGGATGATGAGGAAGATGGGGAGATCTCGCCTACTACATCCAACCTACCTGGCATGGTCAGTAAACCAAAATTAATGATCATGTCTTAAAGGGCTACCCGCAACAGCGGCCCCCAATGAGGCAATAATGGCAAAATATAAAAGACAGAATGAGGAAGACAATGGTCTTTCTTACAGCGAAGAACTTGCACAACAGCAAGAAGCACAAGCAGACGGCCCTGAGCCGGTAGATTCTGAAGATGCTACCTATAAAAAGCGGTACGGTGACCTTCGACGGCACCAACAACAGCTTCTCCAACAAAAGGATGAAGAAGTTGCACAGCTACGGAAGCAATTGGATCAGGCTGCAAAGGCACAGATCAAGTTTCCTAAATCTGATGAAGAGATTGAGCAGTGGTCTAAGAAGTACCCCGATGTGGCTCAGATCGTAGACACAATTGCACGTAAACGAGCGAATGAAGCTTTGGAAGAAGGCGATAAGCGTATGGATAACCTACGCAGCCTAGAAAAGAAGCTGACTAAGCGTGAAGCAGAGCAGCAATTGGTTAAACTGCATCCTGACTTCCATGACATTCGGCAAGACCCCTCGTTCCATGAATGGGTAGCAGAGCAGCCGCAGTATATCGAAGACGCTTTGTACAAAAACACCACTGACGCTAAAGCAGCGGCACGGGCTATTGATTTGTACAAGGCTGATACCGGCAAGCGCAAAACTACGTCCAAATCAGCGGCACAAGACGTGGGTAGGCTTTCCCGTTCAGCGCCCACCGCCAATCAACGGGCAGAGTTTTCTGAAAGCATGGTTAATTCCATGTCGGATAGTGAATTTGAGAAAAATGCTGACGCTATTCAGGAAGCTATCCGCAGCGGTAAGTTTAGCTATGATATAAGTGGTGCAGCAAGATAGTGTTTGCAATGCCACTGTATTAATGGTATAACATAAGTTGAGCAGGGGCAGAAATGCCCCGCTTTTCGATAATAAGTTTAACGTAGACTTATTTTCTGAGAGCAATCTCTCAACCTCAGAAAAGGGCCACCCACGGGTCTACCCCTTTGTCTGATTTTCCCAAGATATAAGACGTTTAGTCCACCAGTACGGCTGGCCTGCATTCGTGCACCACCCAGTACCCAGTACTGCCACTCAATTGTCCTCTTCGGGGTTTGTCCGGGCGTTCTCGCCCTTCATGCCAATAGGAGAACATAAAATGGCATTCGCAAAAGCCTCTGGCTATACTAACCTTAACTCAGGCAACTTTTCGCCTGTTATCTACAGCAAAAAAGCCCAGCTTGCTTTCCGCAAGAGTTCTGTAGCCGAAGCGGTCACTAACACCGATTACAGCGGCGAGATTGCTGCACACGGTGATTCAGTGAGAATTATCCGTGAACCCACCATCACTATCAACGCTTTAGAGCGTGGTACTACGCTGGCAACACAGGATCTGACCGATACTGATTTCACTATGGTTGTCGATAAAGCGAACTACTTCCAGTTCACTTTAGCAGATATCGAAGTTGCCCATTCGCACATTAATTTCATGGACTTAGCCTCTGATCGTGCTGGTTATGATCTTCGTGATGCGTTTGATGCGGAAGTTTTGGGTTACATGTCTGGTTGGAAAACACCAAGCTCATGGGCACGTAATACAACCACGTCTGGTACAGTAGCAAACGTAAATGCTGGTACGGACGAATTGCTTGCCGCAAACAAGTTGGACATCACTGATTTCGGTGGTTCTGATTTGGGTGTTCTTGGCGAAGTAACATCTATTCCAGTAGCTGCCGGTGGCGGTTCTGGTGCAGTGACTTCACCATTAGCTATCTT